CCCTGCCACAAATGCAGAGCAAAATGTTAATGTCACAGAAACATCTCTTAAATTAGCTGTAGTAGCTACACCAATAACAAACGCACCACTATCTAATCTAGGCTTAGTTGTGACTGAAGAACGTTTTATCTTTGCATTAGGTTCTGGTGGTAATAGCCGTAAAATATCTTGGTGTGACCGAGAGAATAGAAACCAATGGACGCCTGCGGCAACAAACGAGGCAGGCGATATAGAGTTACAAACCGCAGGGCAGATTATGCAGGCGGTCAGAACTAGAGGCCAAACGCTTATTCTGACTGACGTAGACGCCCACACAGCGCGTTATCAAGGGCCACCCTACGTTTATGGCTTTGAGCGTGTTGGTACATCCTGCGGTACTGTGACAAGCCGTGGAGCGGTAGACACAGATCGAGGTGTGTTTTTTATTGGGCAAGAAAACTTCTTTTTGTTTAATGGTAACACAGTACAAACCATAAAATGCGATGTGCATGATTATATCTTTGGAGATATTAATACTTCTCAGCAAACTAAAATATGGGCGATGGGCATACCGCAATATGGCGAAGTGTGGTGGTTTTATCCATCCGCTAACAGCATAGAAATAGACCGTTATGTGGCTTACGATTACAACGAAAACCACTGGATGATTGGTGAGTTATCAAGAACGTCTGGCGTAGAGCGAGGCGTGTTCAGATATCCTATGATGGCTGATTGGGATACAACACACGCTAATATAAAAGAGCATGAGGTTGGCTATAACGTAGATAATGGTGCAATCTTTGCTGAAACAGGGCCAGTTTCTATAGGCACTGGTGAAAATATTATGAAGGTTACTGGCGTTATACCAGATGAAGTAACGCAGGGTGACGTAAACATGACGTTTAAAACACGTTTTCACCCTAACGACGTTGAAACTTCTCATGGCCCATTTACACCTGCCAATCCAACGGATGCTAGGTTCAGTGGTAGGCAAGTTCGCATGAGGGTAACAGGTGTGCGGCCTGCTGATTGGCGTGTTGGTATTATGAGGCTTGAAGCAACAGCGGGAGGCACTAGATAATGCCTGCTCCTATTTTGCCAGTTATAAGCCAAGATTTACAGCAGTGGGGCCGACAGCTTACAAACTATTTGCAGCGTAATTTAGGTAAATTGTATTTCAAATCTGCAGACGATAACCCATCGGAAAATGGCGTTATATTATGGGATGAAACAAAAAAATATGCGGTTGTATCTAGCGACAATGCTTTTCGACAGCTTGCAACAAAACAGCCTACTCCTAGTGCAAACACTGGTAGCGCGGGCGATGTAACTGGAATGATAAGTTGGGATACTAATTATATTTATATTTGTGTTGCTGACCACGATGGTACTAGTGCAATTTGGAAAAGAGTAGCTTTGGCAACTTGGTAGGGGTGTAAAGTAATTAAAAATGTGCTATAGAAAAAATAAATCGGAGTAGAGTGATGGGTATTTCAGATTTTTTAATGGGAAGGCCAGAACAGACCGTAATGGACCCTAGAACAATGGAGTCGCGTAATTTTATACTCGACGAGCTAAATAGGTTATACGGCATGGGGCCGATAAACGTCCCAAAATACTTTGCAGAAGTACCTGAAACGCAGTTTAGCGGAGCAAACAATTTATTAGCGGCTCTAGGCTTAGATACTGTAGCAACCCCAGACATAGATACAGTAGACGTCGGCGGCATAAGTGCTTATTCTAGCGAACCCCTGCAGGCACAAATAGAAGCTGATTTTGCGGAAAAATATCCATCACTTTATAATCAACTAATTGATAGAGTAAATGCACAACAGCAAGCAGCTTTAACAGCTTCGTTACAACCAACGTCAGGCGGCGGTGGTTCTTCAGAAATGGACGAAGCTCCTAGGTATCGTGTGGCACAAGCGTTTGACAGATTTGGCGCTACTGACATGGTTGATAAGTATGCTAACCCATCTTACAACGCTGAAATAGCTATAGCCAATGCAAATAAACCAGTAACTTTTGTTAATAGTAGCGGTCAGACAGTAACAAAAAGAGCTAAAGACATAACAAGCGATGATGCTAGAGGGGCTGTTGTGATGAATAACAGAGGCAACCCTCTTGATAGTAATGCATCGGCAAATGCTATGGGTGCCGCTACAATGCTTGCGTCTGGAATAAGAAACGTAGGCGGCGGTTACTCTCAGCCCCCCTCATCTTTTGGGCAGGATTTGAAAAATATGGCTAACAAGATAGGAAGCGATATTAAAAATAAAACTTTGATTGGTAGAATATTTGGAGGCGGCAGATGATAGGCGACAACATATTTCAGCAATCGCAGAATGCACAGCGGACTGCAGCAGACACTTATAACCAGATGGCAACGCAGGGTTTAGACCCAAATGCTTATCAACAGTTTATGAACCCCTATGTAGATGACGTTATAAATAGAAGTCAGCAAGATTTGATGCGCCAACAGCAAATGGCGTACAACACGCTAGACGCACAAGCAGATGCTGCAAACGCATACGGTGGTTCTAGGCATGGTATAGCTAGAGGATTATTAGGCGGCGAGTTTGCTCGGATGGGGGGTGACTTAGCCGCGCAACAGAGACTGGCAGGTTTCAATGCAGCGCAAAATTTAGCTAATAGAGATATAGGCATACGGCAGCAAGGTGCTTCTGGGTTGTCTGGTTTAGGTCGGCAGATGTTTGGGCAAGGACAAGTTGGCATACAACAACAGCAACGAGCCTCAGAACTATCTCAGAGGCAGCAACAAATGTTATTAGATGCAGCTAGAAACCAAACACTTTCTAATTTGGGTTATCCTCGAGAAAACTTATCATATTATTCTTCTATATTTGGTGGCTTGCCAAGTATGTCGCAAACAACACCAGAAAAAGTGGGTTTATTTGATATATTAACAGCGGTGGGCAGTTTGCCGCCATTGCCTTTTGGGTAAGAAATAAATGATAACATGGCAGGACGTACAAAAAGGTATTTTTAGTGGAGAAAGTGGTGGAGATTATAATGCACTTTTTGGATACCAAAACAGACCAGAGGGGTTATTTAGCGATATAAAATTAACTGACATGACGATAGACGAGGCGTTAAGTTTTGCAGACCCGAGGGGCGAGTAT